TAAGATACCAAGTTTTTCTCGATTGATGCTGGCAGAATATATCATCTTGCCATATGTATCCATAATTTCTTCTTCTGTTAAATCCATTTAACAAACACTTCTTCCATCTTTAAATTTCACAATGAGCAGTTAGTGTTACCGTTTTTCCTATAGCCTTTTCGGTAAACCAGCAAGGAATACCTTGTTTGTCTACACAAGAATATACAGGCACACCTTCATTTGTGCGCGTGATCTTCTTTACGATAACTGCGAGCTGTTCGTTTCCATAGTATGTATTGCTTTTAAAGTATACAGTTTGTCCAACCTTGAGCATTATTGTTCTCCTTTCATTTTCCGCCTAAATTTTCTTCTTTGCTGACGTTTTTCAAATCTCAATTGATTTAGTCGAGCGTGAGGACAGTACCATTTACGAGCGAACTTATCTTCAAAAGTAAGCTTCTTGTGTATGTTACTTTTCATAAAAATCACCGTCGATCTTTGGGTGCTGCAAAACAACAAAACCAAGTGTCTGCTGTATATTGATGGGTAAATATGCAGCATTTATTATATTCATTAGAATGAAATCGGCAATCCTTACAATAGCATTTTGCTGTTGGGGGTTTATCAAAGCGGTGCTTTACCGCGTGAGGATATTTCTGTTCACTTATTTTTTCTTTAAGCCGATCAATAATAATTAATAACACACCCAAGACAGCTCCGGTTGCAACGCCTAGTCCCGTCAATATAAGTGCAGTTTTAAGATTTTCAAACATTATCCAAATAGTTACAGAAGTCAGTTGCTTCTTCTAGTGATTTACAGTGCATTACATAGTTGCCTTTGTAATCGTCAATATTAAATTTCATTCTGTGTTTCCTCTTTATTTTTATTTATTAGCTCTACAATATCAGCTTGAGCATTGTTAACAATTTCTTGAACAGATGCTACAGCACCACATATCATAGACATCAGAACTATTAATAGTGTGGTATTAGATACCGGGCTTCTGGAAAAGAATGCCATAAATAAAAAGATTATTTGCCAAATCAGAAACGTTATAAGTGAGCTGTGCTTACACATGAATTTCATAATTAGCCTCCACCTATTCTAAAAATATGGCTGTATAAAGCCAACCGATTAAACCCAGTAGTAATAAAATCCAGATGGGTGCTGTAACTATCCACCATGACCAAGTGATTGCTTTAGCAAGTTTCAATATGAACATTATTGCAAATAGCAGTCCGCAGAATCCGCAGCCTGTATTTTTTAATGAATCATTTTCCATATTATTAAGCTCCTTATTTTTGTTATTCATATATAAAAATAAGAGCCAGTAACTTAAGTGTTACTGACTCTATTATATAATTTTTTTCTTACTTAGTCAAGAATATCTTCAGCCTCATATTGGAAATCTCTGAGGACTTCTTTGTCTGAGAGTATCGCATCTACGTATTGTTCATAAGAACGACAGACAATTGTGAATAGGTTGTCTTCATCTCTGATGTGACGTTTGCAGCTATCATCTGTGTTCTTATTGAACCACACTGCTGTAGCTATACAAATGTTTTCTGCCAAGGTGTTGCAGAAGATAGAAACTTTACAAGGAGCTGTAATAAATTCACCAGTTCCTTTTTTATTGTAAGTTTTATAAGTCGGTACAAAAGGAATACCAAGCATTGAATCATCCAGTTGTTCATCTTTGATTCCAAAGGAATAGAATGTCTTATACTCCTTAGTGATAAACTTATATGCATCATAATCAGGAGTAAGTTCATACAATGCATTGGCTCTGTCAAGAAGCAGAGAACGCTGAGAAGCAGTAAGCTTGTTAAGATAAGTTTCTGAAACACCTAGCTGCTGTAATTTCACATGATAATCTTTGAGTGTTTGATCAATTATCTTTTCAAGTCTTTTGTTTGACTCGTTCTCATAATTTGAAGTATATGCAATAGAATTGTACTGTTGCATAATCTTGTTGTTGAAAGAATATAGTTCATTGTTGAACTGTTTAAAATCTGCGCCCTGTTTAGCTGCGCCATTTGAATCCCAAAATTTGTTGATTAAAGTTGAGTAACGTTTATCTGCTTTGATTTCACTGAGAGATGCTTCAGTAATTGAATAATGCATGTTGTTGTTAATTGTTATTTTCTTCATTTTGATACATCCTTTGTTTTTATATTTTTTGAAACTGTTTAAATAAACAGCCACACGAAGGAGCGAATATCAAGGTGGAGACTTGTACTACCTTGATATTTGATTCTCCGTGTGGCAAACTCCTTTCGTTTCAAAAATATAAAACAAAGGGAGTTAAAATTAAATAACAGTTAAACGACAGCAGCTGCTGCTTCACGCGGCTCTGTGAAATCATACTGTAAAGTGTGCTTTTCAGTTCCTTCTGGACTGAGATATGATCGCTTCGAGATGTAACAATCAACCTGAGTGCCATTCAGAGAGCTGAAGAATGCTTTACGGTTAATTCTTTCACCTTCAGGAATTAGATTTACTGAATCACCTGTCTGTGCTCTCAGCTGATTGAATAGAATCTGCATGCCATAGTCATACCAACGGACTGTTACCACTCGGTCGTTTTCGAGCTTTATTTCGTAGGCAACATACGGTTTTTCTTCTTTGATACCGTTGATGAAACGCAATAAAGTAACTTTATGTTTACCATCCTGTATTGGTTCATAAACCTTCGTCTCTAGAAATGCTTTCGGGTCAAAATCTTTCTTGTTTTCCATTTTAATTACTCCTTAAATTTTATTATTTCTGAAAATGTTTATTAACATCTTCAAATGTCAAATATTTTTTCTTTCAGTATTAAAGTTTTTAATTTTTGAACAGACTAACGTGGGTACGATGTCCAAAAGTATAACAAAGCGAAGGAGGCACAGTTTTTTGTTGATTTTCACATGACACCCTTGCTTTTGCATATTTTAAAAATCCATATTTGAAATTGAACACGATTTTACTACGTTTTCGTAGTACAAAAAAAAGATATTTTTTATATATCATAAATCATTAATATATATAGTAATTATTATTATTATTATTATAATAAGTCTTACTTTCGGTACAGTAACACAGATGTAGGGTAAATCACAACAAGTTAACTTTTTTACCACGGATTTGTAGTAAGAACAGTGTCTAAAATAAATTTACAAAAATGAAAGTAGCAAGGTAGGGAAAAATATGGTAAAAAAACTAAGGGCATTTTGTGACCAAAAGTGCAAAGATAGATAGATAGATAAAACCAAAAGTCTAACTATATTTTCTTAATATATGGTAGGATATGGTAGTTTTTAGTTTAAAGTTTTACACTAAAGCGCAAAAAGAATAACCCCGATACGACATAGCATATCGGGGTTATTCTGTTTAATTATCTTTTGTTTTTCATATCTGCAATAAGTGCAGCTATTAGTGTGACAGTACACAGGATTGTAATGCTGTCGGGTATATTAGTTAATATCATGTTGTTTCTCCGGAACGCCCGCGTCCCTTTGTAGGTGACGGCTTATGGCGTTTACCTGATAAACAGTTAATAAATAAATGTTTAACAGATTTTTTATAGTTGTGTGATCATTATCTGAGCAAATAACCTGTCTCACTTTTGTTCTATTCATGCTAGATGTCATTGGGGCTTCAGTGTATCAATTCGTTTACCACTCTAACCTATTAACACCTTTCTCTTTTTTGTGTGTTGGTTTATAGAATATTAACTACAAGGTAGTCCTTGCCATAACTGTTAATTAATGTTTTTACTTCAACATTAATTACCGTTTTGTCAGCACGACATGCTTTAAGCATATCTTTGTTGGACACTGTAGCAGCAACATTAAGTTGTGCTCCAAGATTGTTTAGAAAGATTTCAAGAGCTGAAATCTTTTCTTTGTTATATTTGTAGGTTGTTTCCAACCTGCTGAAGTTTTCAAATATGAAATCTACAGACAACTGATCTGTAGAAGCGCTATAGCTAAATCCAGCTATGACTGCAGTTTGTTTTCCGGCAACTACCGGAACTTTTCTTTTAATGTCGTTAATGTTCATTTTAATTTCTCCTTAGTTTTTTAAGTCGTGTAGTTGATCTCACCTACTACTTGTTCCCTGTTATTATTTTGTTAACTCCTTTCTTAGTTAGTCCATCAAATGATGGGGGCGGGTTTAAAATTTAACCGTCCACAGGTATAGGTTCGATCTATATATAACACCGTGAAGGTGTGTTGAACATATTATTTATTAGAAAACATATCAAATTTTTTTATAAAAATAAATTACATATTGACAAATCTTTCCACATAAGGTATAATGTAGAAGCCGTGAGTCATAACGGTCTCCTGTGGTATGGGGCGGTAGCAATATCGCCCTGTACTGTCTATAGACCAACTACATAAGGCCACGGAACAGGAGGCATTATGTTTATAAAGTTAGACACAGAAAAAGGTATCACAGCATCGATAGGGCTTAACTTCGGCGACGCTATGCGAATACTCGGATCTGGGATATCTCAGATCATGCACAGCCTTGATGACACGCCTGTAGCCGAAGGAGTGGACGAAAAGAAACGCCACGGTGGAATATATGACATGTTCAACCGAATGGCTGGCAGCATCCTTGACGAATTTGACGCAGGACGCACCCCCGCCACAGCCCTAACAGCCGAGGCTATTCTCAAAGCTGAGAATGAAATTCTAGACGAAAAAACAAAAACACCGTCCACTGTAATAGCAGAGGACGCAAACAAAGAACTCCGTTAAGCGGGGTTCTTTAAGCATATGTGGAAAGACGACTTCATCAGAGACTTCAGTAAGTGCCCAAGGTGTGGTGCTCCGACAGTCAAGTGTAAAGCCTACAACAATTCCGAAAGTGAATACTGGTATGAGTGCACAAAGTGCAACACGTACATAAACACATACATACCAATGGAACACCAGGCTGCTACACACAGGGATAATCACACCTTTGTTGGTTCCTTTGGTGGTTATGGTTCAGGTAAGACCACGACAGACCGAGAACAGTTTTACAAACATATGTTCATAACGCCAAATGGTAATACGCTCATTGGTGCTAACATAAGTTCACAGTATGAGCAGACCATTAAGCGGGATATCGAGAACGATCTGCCGGCAGCATTTGTTACGGATGAAAATTTACAGAAAGCCTACTATGATTTTCAAAACGGACACCGCCTTATGTACCGTCCGCTGGATGATGAAGGTAAACTGAGGTCTTATAATCTCAGCATGTTCATAGTCATAGAGGCTTCAGAAGTAAACGCCGAAATATACGCGCAGTTAAAGACGCGTCTTCGTAATACAGCAGCGTCCCAACAGCTGGTAATAGACGGAGTACCACAGTTCCGTACAACAAAAACCGGTGGCAGAGTACCCGTTTGGGCACACAGCTGGCATCGTGGCATGATAGAGTCTAACCCAGACTCCGGCTGGATCCGTAACGACGTGCTGTTGGTTTCAGATGAAATACAGAAACACGGAGATGTCCGAGATCATTACATAGTGCAGGATGCCGTGCGAGACACAGCAACTGCCAGTCATGTAACAGCAACAGATGCCAACGAATACTTACCCCCAGACCCAGCCACGTTTATAAAGAACATTTGCAAAAACAAACCAGACTGGTGGGTACGCAGATACACACAAGGTTCGTTTAGTTACGCTGAGGGTCTTGTGTACCCAAATGCACTGAACTGCATAGAGAAAACATTTGACATTCCACGAGATTGGATGCGAATGATCGCATTCGATTATGGTTTGTCAGATGATGCACGTTACGTGTTTGGGGCAATAGATTCCAAAAGAGGAATATTTCATATTTACAAAGAACTAACAGCGAACAACAACAACATAGAAGAACTGGCAAACCTTTACAAGCAGGGCATTGCAGACATTCCTAGCGGCGGTTTATTAGGACAGCCTATTATAGATCCGAAGTCCGGACCTAAACGAGACTATGACAAGAAATCTCTTGCAGATCATTTTCTCGAATATGGTATTTCGTTTAAGTCAGGACAGATAAGCGTTGCAGCAAGAGTTTTTAGACTCAACACTTACATAGACCAGGGCTATCTTAAAATCATGGATAACTGCACACTGCTCATTAAAGAGCTGTCAGACTATAAATACCCACCACACAAACTCGGCGAAGTACGCAGAGCCGACAAACCTATAGATAAGGACAACCACAGCATCAACCCGTTAGAGTGGCTTGTCATGGAGCTGCCCGCTAACCCGAGCAACATACTTTATGGTGTTTATAACACGCTGGGTCGTCGTATAGACAACGAACCGTGTGATACCTACAAAGCACCTTGGCAGCTATCTGACGGTGAAGACGCAGACAGTGGTGAAGACAATTATGATTTTGGAGGGATCTAAATGTATGCACTTATCAGCGTAGTTATTATTTGTGCAACGGTTATATTTGTTATAACCCGCCCCGTTTTTCCTACCGCAAATATAAAATACCTTCATGAAGAACCTGTTGAAAAACCGGTAGAGGCAAATCCGGTAGGTTTTACAATAGATACTAAGCCCGTCGAAGAAGATAAACCATCAGATAAAGATGAACTCGCACGCACATTAAAGGATATGACATCAACAGTAAACGCAATACTTAGTGGGGAGGTGGACATAGATGATCTTACAAGAAAGTGATGCTAAAAAACGAGGAAGACCGCCAAAGATAGCTACAGTTCAATGCGCAGTTCCGCTTACTACACTAACACGCAACTACGATATAGCTTATTCAAACTACGCCAAGGTGCATCGTAAGATGCGCCTGCTCGACGCGGCGGATAAAAGCAGATTGTGGCAGGCTATTAATTCAAAGTTTCCAAAGTGGCAGATACAGCCTGACTCAAACTGGATAAGTTATATAAAAACAAACCTGGTTGCATCCATTTACAGCGTGACAAAGGGCGCAAGTATGATACCTACTTGTGACGAGGACAAAGAAGTAATAGGAAATCTCAATATAGCGCTCGAGTACATCTGGGATATCAACAAAGTCGGTTACTATGAGATGCAG